TAGCCTCTCTTTTTCCAAAGGAACAAATATCATAAGTAAATTCAAATTTAGTTACAGGATCTAAGTCTACTACAAGCCAACCATTATATGCTGTTGTTGTATTTCTTGTCCCTGAATTTTTAATATTCATGGTGTAGACAGTATCATTTGCTAGCGACGCTGAAATGTCTGAACTCTTTAATAATGTAGGGACATTCAAAGTTGTTGTAACTTCTCCCATTGCATCATCTTTGGCCACACTATCAAGTTGAGCATAAGCTGTTGTTGTAGCTGTGTTAGCTTTAACATTTGCATGAAAATAAGCAGCATCTACTGTTTCAAAATTGGCATCTAACCATTTATACTGATGCTCACAATCTGGAGAAAGTCCTTCTTCACTTCCTGTTTTATAACCTGTTCCAAATAAACCAAATTTTTGACCTACTGGGAGATAAACTCTCATTTTATTTGTTGTATCTTCTTCTTGAACTATTATTAATCTTGCAGACTTCTGAGCAGCTGTAGCTCCAGGAGTGGCTTTAACTCTAACATCTAAAGTAGCAACTCCACTATCTAAACTAGAAGAAATATCATCAGACCTTTTAACAACATTTCCTGTAGAAGAAACAACCCCAACCTCTGCAGTATTAGTTCGATCATATAATTGAATAGCCCAAGTTGCTCCCTCTCCCCCTGTAATTGCCCCCGTTGCTTCAAAATAAGCAGCTACAATATTAGAATATTTCGAACCATCCCATTCCAGCTGACATAAACTCCCATCAGTAGGAGTATAGGTTGTTGAACCTGTTGATAAATTTGCAGCTGTTAAATTAATTACGGAAGTCCATCTCTTAGGAACGGTTCCAGTAAAGAAATCTAAAACTTTAAATGCTGGATCTCCCCAACCTAAAAGATTTATTCCACTTGTTGTGTCAATTTCTAAATGGATATATCTTCCTGTTTTGGCTGTGGCCAAAATTCTTTCAGTCCAAGTTGAAACTGGTTCCCCTGTAATATCAATAGTATCAACAGCAGCTCCCCATGTCCCAACCGTATCAGAAACATAAATCACAATTTGAGCGGGATAACCCCCAGACACTCCTGCAGTTTTAGTTCTAATTTTAGAAATAATTTTGGAGCTTCCCATATCTAAAGTTAAAGTATGAGTTTCATTAACAAGATGCCACCATTCATCCGTTCCGTCCAACATCTCACTGGCAGTATGTCCTCCTGTATCCCCACAGCTTGCATAATATTCTGTGCTAGATATATCTTCCCATGCCATTTAAATCTTAATTCTCTTTCTCTTCTTTAATTAAATTGGGTGCATAAAAGATATTTTTATCAGTCCATTCCCCTGCAGATTCAATATGGCCATCTTCAAAAATATAATTAATTGACTGGATATTTTTTCCGTTAATTGTTAATTGCCAACCCACCAAGGAAACAACTGTTCTTATATTAGTTGTAACATTTTGTTCTACCCTTCTTCGGTAAATTAATCTTTTTCCATTATCCAGATGTAACCTAAGAATTAGTTTTTCACCATCATAAATCTCAAAGAATCTTAAAAGGTTTCTATCTATGTCAGTATATTTACTTACATTTTTCCCATTGTATTGCTTTAACGAACTACCATCCGAATAGATCGCTTTCCATGTATGTTCCATTGTATTGGATAATTATTTAAAAAATTAAAAATTAAATTTCGTCGTACCTGAAAGTGAATGTCTCATTAGCCAAATCTCCTGGGGACGCGGTACTTATCACTTCCATTTGCAAAACAAGATAATTTGTAGTCTCATTCTCTGCATTAATGATATTTCCTGCCTCACTTATGGATGGTCCCGAAAGCGGTGCTGCGGTTGTAAAAGTAAAAGCATCTGTTGATGCCGTTATGTCTGTGTGGTTAGTCATAACTTCATCAGTATCAGAAACGTCATACCCTGTATCTGCTCCACTATTCTTTACTGGAAATTCATCACCTACATTAACTGTGATCCCAGTTCCAAATCCTCCTGCATCAGTGAAAAACCTTATGTTATCCACTTGTGTGTCTGGAGCAGTAGTGCACTTCAAATAAATTTGCTTCCATCTTGAATACTCTGTTCCAGCTGAGGGGATAGGCATAGGACTATTCGCATCTATTGTTGCATCGTCTGCTTGCTTGAACCTTAAAGTTGGTGGTCCTAATGCATCAATATTTTGCTCTGTTCCAGGTGTATTATCACTTCCTCCAAAATCGTAAAAAACACTAAAAACTGCTGCCATGATTCCTCCTATTTAATTTAATTAACATTAGATGACCACATAATCAATATTTATTTTTAACTTTGCGTTTATTGGTTTCATTGTTGTTATTTTTGGAGTGAACTTAAATTCAACTCTTTTTAACTCCATAGGCTTCAATTCTTTAATAGATTTAGATATTTTAATATTTTGCCCTTCCAATGTTAAATTAACATTCATATACAAGTTTAAATTATTCTGCACATAGATTTCTCCAAGAGTTGTTTTTCCTGCAACGATTTGCTCAAACTCTATTTTCTCTTTTACTTCCTCTTGCTTATTTTTGTCTAAATATATTTTTAGTTCATTCATTATCTTCTTCCAACTTTTTTAATAAATTGTTCTTTCGCTTTTTTATTTGAATGTCTTTCTCTTTCATTTTTAGATCAATTTCTTCATTAAGTAATCTTTGTTCTTTTTGCTCTTGCCGTTCTAATATTCTTTCCATTTCCTTTTCATACTCTTTTTTGATTATTTCCTTGTCCACAAAAACAATAGTGCTTCTACAATTCACATGACTTGGAGGTGCTTGCCCTTCCCAAGCAGATCCAGGATCCTTAAATAAATCATCCAATCCAATGGTTTGTCCATCTAACCTTTGACAAATTGGAGAGGTTCTATCGTCCTCATGAGTTATCCATTTCTTTTCATAATTTAGGCCTGTTTCCTTCATAGATAATAATTTACCCTGGTTCTCTGCTCTGTTTGTTTCTGTTCGTGCAATCATTTCTGCGCGGTTTTCTCCAACATCAAAAACAGTTTCCACCCTGGCCTTTAGTTTTGTTACCCCTTCTCCGTTAATAATTCCTCTTTCTAATTCTTGTTTAAGATCGTTTGATATTTCCTCAGTCATTCCTTTGATATTATCAAACGTGTGATCTTGTAAGAAACTCAATGCAGATTTATTAATTGGGATATTTTGATCTAGTTTTTTCTCAGTATAATCCCAACCATCATTGAACTCTGAGGAAATAACTGCATCACTTATGGATTTAACACCAAATATTACGAATAGCTTTTTAATCATTCCAGGAATATCATCTATACCTTTTATTTGCCTCAAAGGTTCATCTTTGCCTTGTGCTTCCAGGAGACCAATGATTGATGATTTATTTTTCTTTAAAAGATCCAGAATTAGTTTCTTTAGTTTTTTATCACCTAACTCTTCTCCTGGTTGTAATGTTAAAGGATTATCAGTTGTTAGAGCCTTTTCTTCTTTTTTAGGCTTGTTGGTCATTTGATCCCTAGTGTCTTGGTTATCAGAATTAATGGCATTGGCATCTGTTTGTCTAGGATCAGTCATATTTACATTCATACCTTGATTAGAACTCCATTGGTTTGGTGCTTGATCTCCCCACTCAACATCATCTAACCCTTCTGTGGATCTAACTTCATTAATTGATTTTAAACCAGATTCCGTTTGTAATTGATATAAAGTCCACTTCTTTGTTTCTTCATCCACATCAAATATTTTATATTTGTATTTAATGCCCTCAAATCCAAACTCCGGGATAATTTGTGTGTTGATATAATATTCTAATATTTTTAAGAGTGGGTAAATAATTCTTTTCTTTGCTATTGAACTTTGCACTATTTGATTTGCAGATCCTTTTGAATCCTCAACAAAACCTAATTCTGTGGCAGTTAATCCAAAGGCTCCCCAGACCATTTTACTCCACCACTTTTGGGATTCAATTAATTCTAGTTCTGCGTTTGTGAAGCCCATCCTCTCGAATTTCACCGGTTTATTAACCATTGCTAACTTGTGGAAAACTTTCTTCCAGTTGCCTAATTTGTCTGCTTTCTTTTGTGATTCAATCCATTGCTGTGCAAATGCTTTCATGTCTTTTGTATTCATTCCATCTAAACCTAACACTCCTGGAGGAATAGAATTGTCTGCAAAATAATCTAAGTTATGCTCAACTGCATAAATTAAAGTTTGTACCGTTTGAGATAAAACAGACATTGTGGATCTTCCATATAAACTATCAGTTCTGACTTTCTTCTCAACCCATACAATTTCCCTTTTTCCGAATGGCACCGGTTGTGCAGCCGTATTAAATCCATACTGAAAATAAGCTGATTCCTCTCTTGCAACATCAGCAGAGATACTTCTATTTAAGAAAGAATAAGAATTTTCTGCAACTCCTGAAACTTGTTCTCCATCACTTTCAATATCTTTAACTAAAATCAAATCTGCCCTATTAGTAAACATTCCATATATATCAGGGTTCTTTGTGAAAGCCACACCATTTCTTGCCACTATTTCGACCATCTTTCCAAAGGCATTAAATGTCTTAATTAATATACCTGAGTTAATTTCTAACAAATCTGGCAACATCATTCTTAAAATTGTTTCCCAGCTTTCTCCGGGGTTTGTATTTGGGTTTTCAAAGAAACTTCTTACAATCTCCACTTCTTTATCTTTGCCGGGCACTTCATTTCCTTCTCTGTCCTCTGCTACAATTAACCAAGGAATAGCAACTACTTCATCAATAATTGCAGTTGTACACATATCCACATAAACCGAGGCTGCAAGTTGTCTAAAGTAAGTTAGATCTTCATAACGAGGATAGCCGAAAGGGCGGCTTATAAAAGAAATTCGGAATGTATGATTTAGGCTGTCCTCCTCTAGTCTCTTCAAAAGCGGTTACAGTCGAAGTCGTTGTGGTTTTCTTTTCTCCCAATAATCCGAATATATTATTTATAAAACTCATTTTGCACCTCCTGTCTATTGTTCAAGACTATGATGTCTTTGATGACATTCTCTACATAAGGTAATAATATTTGATTTTCTAAGAGGATTTTTACATTTTCCAACTGGAATTTTATGATGGGCATGCAATTCTCCGCCTTTTTTTCCGCATTTTTGACAAATCCAATGATCTCTTTCATATATCTCTTTTCGCAATCTTCTCCATTCAACTGAAAAATAAAATGCTTTGGTATATTTTTTTGTTCTACCATCAATATATTGTGAATTATTTTTCCCACTAACTTTTTTAGATTTTGATTTTCCATAACATTCTCTTGAACAAAATTTTCCTCTTCCTGATTTAAATCTATTATTTTGAACTCTGACATCCTTTCCACATTCCCCACATTTAATGATCTCTGAGTTTTTATATTTTCCTGTGAGAAATCTCTTATGTACTTTTGCTCTACATTCATTTGAACAAAATTTTCTATTTTGGCATTTCCAAGCAAGGAACTCTTTTTTACATTCTTCACAAATTTGTTTAACTTTTGGCATATGTTTTTATACAAACCACCATTTAAAAAACTTTCTAAGGGCGGTCTGTAGAAAAAATTAGGAATATAAGATTTAGGCTGTCCTCCTCTAGTCTCTTCAAATGCTGTTACGGTAGAGGTTCCTTCCTTAGTTTCCCCTAGTAGTCCGAAAAAGTTTCTAAAAGTTCGTGCCATGAATGTGAAATGATATTATTTATAACCACTCTAATTTTATAAAAGTGTTTGTCCGATTTCAGAAGATACTATTATCCTTTTCTCCCTTTAATTGTTGGGCCATAACTAATTTGTTTAGAGTCTACAAGTTTTTGATTTCGTTTCTTTCTTGCTTCTTTTTCTTCCTCTGTTTCTTTTTCTTCATCAACTTCTTTTTCTGGTATTGGAAAGGCCCATGCAGATTCGTTTCCGATATTCATCAATTCTAAAGCATAACCAAGTGCAATAGGTATATCTGGGTGAACTCCTGCCTCAACTAATTTTCCATCCGCTAAGGCATAAGAAGTACATTCTGCTAAAATCTTCTCAAATACTGCTTTATCTTTTTCTGTTTTGTAAGGAATTATAAATCTCTTGTTTTCAAATGCTGTGCTTAATCTCATAATCAAATTAATCTTTCCCACTGTGTGACGTTTGTCAGTCCAAGATCGTTCTTTCTTTTGTGTTGCCGGATCAGAAGATGCAGTCCAAAATAATGTAATAGGTAAATTCCATTGTGTTATGTCCTTGCTAATTGCCTTAATTGAGTTTTCTTCCAGGCCCATTCTATCAAAATCATATCTTGGTTGCAAGGTGTTTTTTAATATGTTCATTTGTTCATTGATTGATAGACCTTTATCTTTTTGACTATGTAATAAATAATAAAACTCATCTTTTAGACCTAATCCACAGTATGCCGATTCATCCGCTGTTATTCTATCAGAAAAAGCAAAGTCTGCGCCCATTGTCTTTAATTCAAATTTCATTCCAAAAACATCTTCTGCTGATAAGTCTGCTCTTTTACATTGAATTATCCATTCACGCTTGATTATTGAGCTTTCGTTGTCTGCTGGATCGTTTAGATATTCCTGTTGAAATGGCAAAGAGCCAATATCATATTTAATTTGTTGTAAGATCTCTTTAGTGAATCTCGCAGGCCATAAAAGGTTAGTAAAGTCCGGATCACATGCTCTAAAGATTTTTCCTTTATAGAGTTTTATCTTTGTTTTTAATAAGGAATCCAAATGTAATATAGTCCCAATCATCTTAAATCTACCATTTACATCCAATGCCGGAATAACAATCTTATTTAATTTGTTTCTGTCTTTTTCCCTTAATTCTGGGTTAGTAACACGTTCATCTGATTCAATATCATCCCCAATTATCAAAGTTGGTCTCATGTTTCTATATTTGAATCCTCTTAGATTCTTCTCAAAAGAAACAGCTTCTACTCTACAACCTCCAACATCAAAACAATCTTCTCTATCTTTTCCTTGATCATCTCTGCTTGCTTTGGGTGTTAGATCTCCATAAATAAATCTTAACATTTTATTATTCTTAAACTCATGTCTAATTGGATCAATAAATTGTACGGTCTTTGAGTGATTTTGAGACATATAAACAATATATTTTTCTAATTTATTCACTATACAAAATATTAAGAAGATTATTCCAGTACAAGAAGTTTTAGCATGTCCTCTTGGTGCTGCTAAAGCACCGTTCCCCTCTGCAAATAGAAAGTCATATATTTGGCTATGAAAAGAAGGAATCTTATTTGTTATTGTTTCAGGAAATACAACCTCACTAAAAATTTCTATATTCTCCTTAAAAGAAAAAATCATCTGTAATAATTCTTTTTGTCTGTTTTCATCTGTTATTTTAAAAACTTCTTGTACTTGGGCCTTAGTTACTCTCATTTTAATGTTGTTTGTGATTTTTTGAAGGCCATTTCAAATATATGCAAGCCAATCTTTGGCTCAACACAATTTCTTAATAATAATCTTGCCTTCATTCTTGGAATTGGCATGCCTAAATATTCTGATAATTCTTCTGCTGTTGAACGACTAACATCAATATTCTTAAATTCTTTAGGTTCAACTTCAAAATTTGACCAGAAAGGATGTCTTCCCAAAATAAATGTTGGTTTAATTAAATAATCATAATAAGGTATGACATTCTCTACAACCCATTTACCTTTAAACCAATTCTTTAATAAAATTACTTCTTGATAAAATGTCATGTCTGCATATCTTTTAATTGGAATAGAATAATTTAATCTACTATGTGTTGGACAGGGTGGAGAACTCCAAATGAAATCAAACTCTTTATAATGGTCTAATAAGTATTGGTGTGCATCTGTGATTATTACTTCATCGTTTGGAAAAAATCCCTTATAGATTCCTGCAATATCTACATTAATTTCAATAGCAGTCACTTCATGTTCATCTCCCCATAGATTACGATTGCCACCAATTCCTGCATATAGATTAAGTATTTTCATTAGCCAAAGAGTCTTTTCAACTCTGCCTCTTTTTCTTCTTTAGTCCATACGGGAGTATTTACTTCGCCGCTTAACTCTAACTCTCTTTTTTCAATAAAGCCCCTGTGGCGCATTTGAGTCTTGGCCCAGAATTTAAGCATGTCTTTGTCTGATTCCATTGCAAGCTTCATTATCCTTTGAAAAATAAGATCATTGTGTTGTTCAAGTGCATTGTCATACATTTCCTTAAAAGACGGAACCTTCAACCATCTGTAATATGTTTTCCTATCTATGCCCACATCTTCACAAGCTTTAGAAATATTTCCCATGTGCCCAATATAAGCTTCAGCAAACATTCTTCTCTTCCGTGCAGTAGAGATTCTTTTTGGGACTTCTTGTTCCATTTTACGCTTTCACCGCCTTTTTCCCAGTGTATTTTTCCCATCTATTGATGATCACTTGACAATAAACTGGATCTATTTCAATCATAAAACACTTTCTGTTTAGTTGTTCGCATGCAATTAAGGTACTTCCACTTCCTCCAAAGGGATCATAAACTATCATCTCTTTGATAGAACCATCCTTTATTATTATTATATTCTCTGTAATATATTTCTCTCTTGATTCAATTACTCTAAATTGTTTATTTTTCATCTTCATCATCCTCCAAATCCTCTATGAAACTATCCATATCTTCTGATTCATATTTTTCTCCTTTTTTGCGGTTTCTACTTTTCATAATTCATTCACCAATTTTGTAAGCTCCTTAATGACTCCTTTTTTATCTAATAGAGTCCAAGCGTACTCTTCATTAACATATAAATTGAATATGTCCCTATTTTTTTTCTCTATTTTTATTTCCATCTCTTTTTCCCATTGTTTTTAATTAAATAATAAAAATAATAAAAATTTAAAGTTTTAGCCTAGTGCCAACTGCATCTTTAAGCTCGGTTATTTCCTTATTGACTTCTTTGAGTTCTTCTTTAAGACCTTCATAAGATAGTTTAGCCTGTGATGCCTTTATATGATTTGCAATTGTAGACATGTTTTCTTGCAACTTTTGTAACTCTTCTGGGAGATCTTTAATAGCTTCTATTTGCTCTTTCATGTCTGCTACTCTTTTTTCCATTGAAGTCTTTTGTTTGGATAGATTCTTGTAAGCCAGTTTGATCCCTTCTTCAGAATACTTAACCTCCATCTTTTGCTCCACTACTGAAAGCATTTTTGGTTCATCTATTTTTCCTTCAACTTCAACAGGATCTGATTTGTTTTCTGTTATCTGGGACTTGATTTGAAGTAACTCTTTTCTTCTATCATCGTAAGTCAACTTAGATGTTTCTTCTAGTTTTTCACTTGTCATTTTTTTCCTCCTTCTCTGCTTTATCTTCAATTAAAGATTTGTCTAATGATGATATTTGATCTTTGTTTTTCTGATAATTATTATTTATCTTTTTCAATAATTCCACTTGGGATTTACCATATTCAGTTAAGGTGATTATTATTTCTTTTCCTCTTCCGCCATTGAATTGTTCTTTAATTATAACTCCAGAATTAGACCATCTTGAAATTAATGTAGATGCAACACTCAAAGTTAAGTCTCCTTTTTTTGCTAATTCAGAAATATTTCTACGTTTCTTTGAAATCTCAAAAAGTAATTTCATGTATCTTTGATTAATTATTTCTAACATGAATATTTGCCATCCTTATCTGGTTTAATTTTTAACATCTCTAGAGCATATTTTACAGAATGATAATCCACGTCAGTCTTTCTCATAATTGCGGATTTAGAAATAGGAGTTTTTTGGGCTTTTAAGAAATCTTCCACTTTTCTCAAAGTAGATAGACGAATGTCGTGTCTCACCTTTTTTTCCCCCATGTTATATTATTACTGTTATACCTATATAAACTTTTGTCCTTTTAATAAGTTGGAAAAAGATCCCATTTAAGAGTCTTTTGGCTCGAATCTTTTCCCTTTGTCCGCTCTATTTGTGCAAGCACAGAATACGAACTCGGATACTCCTACCCTGCAATGTTGAGCCAAGGCCGAGAAGGGATTCCAACCCCCGACTTTCTGCTTTTTAGAAACTTTATGAGGTGACAAAAAGAGTCTTAGCAGATGCTCTAGCACTGAGCTACACGGCCACTTCTTTGTAAATAATCTCTCCACGTTTCTTCCCTTTCTGGGCACACAAAATCTTACTGAAAATATTATTTTCTAATAACCACTTACACTTAGCTTTTTCAATTTTGTCTAAGTAACCATTTGATTTGGCTTCAACTCCAATAACTTCATAGTCAATCATCGGATTTTTAACACCATCGGGTAGAGTTGAATGATGAGAAATACTTATTTTTCTATAAGAGATAAAGTCTGGGAACCCTGCACCCAACATCATTGGTTTGCCTGGCCCTAAAAATTTATTCTTCACTTTCACAAGATTTCCACTAGTCCCAACAATTACCCTATAAGGTTTTGAAATGTCTATCTTTTCTTCATTATTTGATTCATCCTTACTAATTACAATTCTACTAAACTCTACGTTATTAGACCATTTATCTACAATCCAACCCTTACTCTCTAGATTTTTTCTCACTTTTAATTCAAAACGAGCACCACTTGCTCTGTTTGATTTTCCTATTTGTTGTTTTGTTTTTTTCATGATTTTAAATCAACAGAGTAGGAGAAGATCCTCAAACATTCCCCTCGAGTTTGAAAAGTTTTCAATTCTAACTTTTTGTATTATTTGTATTTTTGAGGTTAGCTGATCTGCAAAACACTCTGTTGAATATTAATTTGTTCTATTGGCACTTGTTTCATTTGCGTGACGTAAATCATGACAATTTTTACATAATACTTGGCAATTTTCAAGACAATATTTACCACCATTTGATCCTCTAATAATTCTATGAACTTCTAAACATTCTGTTGATCTACAATTTTTCACTTCGCATTTATATTTTGTCCTTTCCATTAATTGTTTTCTAATTTTAGCTGACAAGATAGTTGGCCCAACTAATTCTTTTGGAATTTTATGAATGTATCCCATCTTAATTAAAGTATTGTAAGGTTTCATTAAATGCTTGCAAGGTAATTCAAACTGCTTTATATCTGCAAATTTTCCAATCTTTTGGAGTTTTTTAAATATAAAATCAGAACATCTGCAATCAAGTTTCAATATTAATTTTTTATCATCATCCACATAAATCTTTGATTCATAGACTCTTCCAGAGGGAATTGTTCTCATAATAATCCCCCTACTCTTTCAAGTTCTTCCAATTCTTTTTTAGTCAAAGGTTTTGAAGTGTTTCTTTCTGCCAATCTATCCTCCACCTGTGTAGGCAAAACTGCTTTAGGATGATAATTCATTTGTTTCTTTACTTTCAATTCATCAATTATTCTCCCGGCAGATTTCTTTGTCATATCTTCCCAAGTGACTCCTCCTAAACTTACAATTAAGTCCATTTGGGCCTTTGATGCTAGTCCTGGATCTCTCGATTGATTGGAAATTGGTGACTTATAGTGACTGGTAGTGACTTTTTCCTCTAAAGCTTCAACTCTTTTAATTAAGCTCATTAGAACTTCTTCTGTGATCTTATCCATTATAGTTTTACTTGCTCCGTTTTATCATTCTTTTTTCTTTGTTCCATTTCTTTTTCTCTTTGTTTTTTCTTCCGCGCGTTTTGTGTGCGTTTGATTGTATCCATCTCAGTTTTGGTTGGCATCTTTCTTTTTTAAATAATTAGGATCATTCACGAAATTGCACTTTTTACAATAAAATCCACCACCTTCTTTTTGGTATAATTTGTGATTGCAGATTGGGCATTTCTTCATTGTCTAACCTTAATTTTATTTAATTCTTTACTTAATAAAATTGTCTTCATTCTAGCAGTATCAATTCTATCTTTCATCCGAGGGTTATCAAAAAATCCCCTAATTCTATGCATTTTCAACGCAAAATATTCAAAAGTATCATGATCCTCAAATTCAATTCTAAACATCTCTTCTTTCCCTTGCTTATTTACAGATTTAATATAAATTTCTGGCTTTTGCCCCTCTATCTTACAAAAACCAATTAAATCATCCTTCTCTATTTTTATACTATTCTGTTCATGTTTCATCTTTTATTAAAATCCCCTCTAATATATGCTTTCTTAATAACTAATCCAATAATGGAGGTGACTGCTTGGCCTTTGAGTGAAGTTACAATTAACTGCAATTCTGCCTTAGTCAGCCACACTCCATATAGTGTTTTATCCTTTCTAGGATTTGTACTTTCTGGAACCTTCAACTTACCTTCTCTAGACATCTTCACGATCTTAGGATCTCTCCACACTGGAACCATAGGGCCAACTGGACATTCTACAAATTTATCAACCACTTTTCTTAAAGTCCTCTGCTATCAAAAGTCCTGCCTCTACTAATTCTTTTAATTGTTGTTTGAGGTTCTCGGTATCAGAAAAATACAATTTAAACCGATTCCCTGCCTTGCCAACTTCATACGAATTGGCTTTCTCAGTTACATTTTTTATGATTTGTTCTTCCATTTTATTTTACCCCCAACTCCTTAGCTAGTTTACTATGGATTTTCTCAATCTTTACACAATATTTTTTTTTAA